CACCGAATGATGGAACGATTGTATTGATTGCAGTTGTGCCTGTAATCAACACAACATCAGTCTTAGGACTGATTGTGCCTGCGCTTGCTAGTGTACTCTCACTCAACTTACTCGTTGTTCCTGGGATCATGTATCCTCTTTCCGCCCGCCACCCACCGCTATATACTAGTACCCCATGTCGGGGCGACATGTTCCCGGCTACTAGTATGTTAACTAACCAACTGGCGTGTATTTCGCCGTGCTAGAATTGTAGATGAATAGAACTGCCTCACCTACAACTGACGCCTTCGCTGCTGCGATGTTACCCGCAGCCGTCACACCTGCTGTACCCGCGAATACGAGCGCCAGCATGTGCGTATGTAGTACAGGCGGAGTGATATTCACTACCGCCGTATTACCCGTCAACACCGTGAGGAACGTAACGGGTGCAACAGTTGCAGCCGATACAAGAGTTCCCGGTGCGGAGTTGTTACATGCGTTAAGTGCCGCCCAATCGGATGCTACAATTGCCATCATATCCTCCTAGTAGCCGACTGGAACAGCCAACGCATCGATGTAGCTGCATGCTGCTGGGTTGCTTACAAAAGTCTGCATTCCAACCACCATGTAGAAGATTTCCGCGGCAGCCACACCACCTGATGCACCGCGGATCTCGAAGATCTTCCTACCATCGGTTGTGTAGAATCCGATTGGAAGAATCTCACCACGGCCCCACACTTCATCGACAACGAAGTCGATGCGCGTCTTGTCCCAGTTGAAGGATGGTTTGACTCCCGCACCAGCCAACTGCATGTTGTTTCCAAAATACATATTCAGCCCTTCTTCTTTGGCTGTTTTCTGGATGATGGAAACCAACTGACCGATTTCCTCATATGCCTGCATCTGACACGGATGCAACCACGCCACAGGATTGAAATTGTTGTCAATTCCCACCCTGTTGCCAATCTTGTTAACCGCAAGACGTGGCAGAGGAAGCGTCAGTGCGGCATTACCCGCATTCACGCGGTTAGCGCGGATTTCTGGCGTAGTCGAACGCGAGAATCCGAGCCATGTTCCAGCACTCGCGTTGGAATGATGGTACGGCACACCGAACAATGCAGGGAGTGATGCTGGTGCGGTGAGTCCTGCGGTAACAATCTTATCCGTAGGAGCCACAGCAGCGATTTGTGGAGTGATGTTGATGACCTTGTTCTCCACATCCCACAACGTGATGACACCTTCACCACGCTTGATGGCGAGTGCAGCATCCCACACCTGAACCGTCTGACCATAGCGCACCAAACGCGCACCAAAGCCATCCGTGGTGAGAGAAATTACGTTACTGCCACCAGCTGGCGTATCAGTTGTCACCACACCGATGACACCATCACCAGTCTGCATCATCTGGCTGTCCAACTGACGCCGCATCTCATCCAATGCAGTAGCAGTAAGACGGCGCACCGAATTGATGATGGCTTTACGCGCATCATCAGTTGCCCACTGAGTGAGTTTGGTGTACTCAATGTTCTCACTCAAGAAAACACAATTGAGCACAGCCTTATCAAAAGTAGGCCCACCACCTCGACCAAGATCACCGCCATCAGGATTGAAATACTGAAAGCTGCCCCCCGGTCGGAGTTCCAGCGGAACACGCATCTGCCGGTGTGAGATTTTCTCCACATCCCGCTTCTTGATGTTCGCATAGAACTTGTCATCACGCTCAAACAGTACGCGGACTTTTGGAATTACTTTCTCCAACTCAAGTGCCGCGACTTGAGATTCTACAACAGCCATGTTACCCCTCTTAGTCCTTCATAAGGACATCTAGTGTAGACATACCTCGTGGAATGTCTGCTGCTTTTCTGTATTTTCCACTAGACGGGGCTGTGGATCTGCCGGGCGTAATTGGACTCTTTTTAGGAGTCAGATCTTCCACTTCATCCGAATCTACGCGCCTACCTAAGCCTTTCAAAGCATCATTTCTGGCCTTTTTTATCACTGTAGGCAACAGTGTTTTTGCTTTGCTTAGGTATGCGGACTTAATCTTATCCGTGGAATCCTTGTCGTATCCACGTTCGTGAGCGCGCTCCCACAGCCTATCTAACAAACCGCGGAATTGTTTGTCCTTCGATAACAGATCTTCTAACTTTTCGTGTGCTTCCTTGACTGCATGATTCTTCACATAGTCAGTCATGGAACCACGCGGATCAATGTTACCGTCAATCGTCGCAGTTAACACATTATCAGCCTTCGTCTGTAAATCTTCTCTTACAGACTCGAATGCCTGATATGCTCTCTGCTGCTCTAACTGCTGGTACTGCTGTTCTCTGTTCTGTTCTCGTGGGTCAGATTGTCTCGACAGAGTAGTCGGCGGACTAAAATTCTGACTTCCGAATACAAACTGATTCAGAATATTCGCCGCTGCCTGTAATGGTGCGCCCTGATCCCCTAATGCGCGCCCTTCACGCACCATCGTAACGATGGTATCTTTAATGACGTTGCCCAACACATGATAGTACGCCTGCTGGTCTACTGCTCTAAGTGCGGGCAAATAGTTGTCGGCAATTCGATTGAATGCTTCAGGATTCTCAGATTTCGCTGCCTGCAACACTGAACCGATATTCCCATTCATTACTTGAGCTTCTACATTGTCCAGAACTCGCGCCTTCTCAGCACTCATTCTAGCATCTTGAATAGTTGGGAATACTTCCGTGAACTGTTGTTCCCTGTAGTATGCTTTCTCAAGATACGGAAAGTCCTTAAATAGTTTCGGATACTTAGCTAGAATTTCACGCCTGCGTACAGGCGTCATCAATTCTAAATCTTCTTCTTTTGGACCTTCTAGTTCTTCTTCAATTTCCTTCAGTTCGTCTACTTCTTCATCTTTCCCAGATTCTTCAGTTTCCTCCTCAATTTCCGCAGGCTCATCTTCATCTGATTTCTTTTTTCCGCCAATATCAAGTACTTCAGGTTCTTCTTCGACATTCAGCAACTCGAAAGTATCCGTAGATTCTTCACTCCCACCATTACCTGGAGTATCATCAGGAGAGTAGAATCTATTGAATAGTAGGCTGTGCATTTGGATTTACTCCTCCGCTACTCTGTGGTGGCGGACCTTCTGTTGGTTGTTGGGCGGTTCCCTCTTTTTCTTTTCCGCCTTCTTGTGGTGGAGGGGCCATCATCATCTGTTGTTGCATCTGCATCTGCATATCCATGTCTTTATGCATCTTCATGTGCAACAGAACATTCTTATATCCTGGTGGATTCTCTAGTTTCGCCAGCCTACCCGCATCACTTACGAGCCAACGACGACAAATATCGGCTTCAAGTATGTGATTATCCACATCCATGTCTGCCATGATTGATGGCATTTCTTGTGGCGGAGGTGGTTGCATACCCATCATCATCGCCTGTTCCATCATCATTGGATCAGGCGGCATTACAATTGGTTCTGAATTGATGAGTAGCTGAATTTCTTCGTACTGTTTCTGCCTGTCATCTTCTCCCGGAATTACATAGTCTGTTAGACCGATTGCGCGCTTCAGATACGGAAGATTCTCAGGCGAACCTAATGTCTGCATCACCATATCATTATTCAGCTGGAACAACTCCATAATGGAATCCTTCTGCTGATTCCAAGTGATTGGCAGATTTTCATTTGCCTCAAGTTCAATTGAGCCAATCTTACCTTCTAATTCAGCACGCCGAATGAACACATTCACGAAATTACCGAATTCGTCCTTCTTGACCTGCTTTTCATCATCCTTCACTTCACTGATGTACAATGGAATGACCTTACCAAAGATGTCTTTCCACCACATCGTCAGCATTTTCCACGTAGTTTGGAGTCTCTGTAGTGCCTGACTCCTTGACATGCTGTATTCAGATGCAGTGCGCGAACCACTCATCTGACCACCAAAAAGAGACGGTAAAGCTCCTGATACCATTTGACCGATTTCCTGAATCTTCTGGGCAAATGGTAATACTTCCTGTGAAAGTGTAGCCGTTTTAACTTCATAGAACCCCTCTGATAACGGCTTTCCCGACTTGGGTGTAGCAGGATATATTCCACCGGGGATAACTTCCGAATTACGGTATGCATTGAAATTTAAGACCTTTGGATCTGCGAACGTCTGCGGAATTCCATGCTCCACCGTCTGAAGAACGAGCGAAATGAGATCGTTAGTAATATCCTGTACCGAAGTGAGAAGTAAACCAATCGGATCGAAGTGAAGATAATCTGACAGGGGATTGTGAGTAATAGTCCAAAAGTCATCAAGATTCTCGTTACAAGCATGTGCAACTTGATCATTGACCACCACCACTTTCACGCCGTCAGGATACTGCTTCTTCAAGTCCTCTACTTCATCCTCACCTAGCACGTTATAAGCAGCAGGACGAAGCCAACAATTACGCACAGTAACATTATTGATAGGATGCTCACCATGATATTGAGGACTCGTTCGGCCCCATTGCTCATACAAGTCGTAGTTTGACGATCCCTGTCTGACGACTTTATCACGTAGTTCTGGATATTTTTCGAGGACATTGGAGAAATGCGTTTCATAACTGTAAATGAGGTAATTACATTCCTTCTGCGAGCGCGCCCATACCGGCACCTTAACAAACAATCCGCCGAATACTTCCATACAAATACGCGACTTCGGATGATTCGTCACCCCAACCAACCGAGTGACTGTTACAGTCTGTTGTACCTTATCCGGCACAATCTGACCCGCGCAATTCGGGCACATCTCTGCGCCCTCATCTATTGCCGCGTCTAGTGGTGCATCTTCTTCAGTTGGTGCGAACTTATCCTCTTGGATTGCCGTGATTGTCTTATCCGCCAACTCATGCTGACAGATTGGACAGATACTCAATTCATGATTTTCCGGCACTTCCTCGTATTTATTCTCTTTGTAAGTGCCGTACTCCTCTTTAGCCTCAGGATAACTGTAACACGCAGTCATTCCTTCTGTGCAATACACAAATAGTGCATGAAGCCACAACAATGGCGCGTTGTTATGTTTGAAAACCAACTCCGCGATTTTATCGCCAGCGCGCGCAGTCGTAATATCTAGAGGATTATCAGCGTCATCAGGATAGCAAGTGATAGGAGGTACAGTGACAGACAGAGCAGCGATAATAGACTCCAAATAAGCTCGATATACGTTGACCGGCTTGTCGTAGAATCCTTGGTCCGACTCATCACTTGTTTTTTCATTCTCAGGTATGCGCCAATCATGTGCGACCTCACTGTAGTAGGCATGTTGCACATTCTCCCACATCAGCTTTAATCGGCGCCATGTCCTGATTTGACGATCGCGCACACCCCTATCTTCATCATCGAAATGATCGACAATCTGCTTAAGGAGTGCTTTAGTTGCGTCGTCTACTTCTTTAGCCATTAGTATGCTGGCACTCTTTCTCTCTTACCGCCCCCTCGTCTTACTGCCTGAGCAGGAGGAATGACTTCAGAATTGTCTAGATTCCTCTTTTTCTTTCTCTCATCAGGACGACCCGACGTAATGCGCGGCATACTTGAATACGAGTATGTCGGCTTCGTCTCGTCATCATCCTCATATCCCGTAATGGTCTTAATGTCGTATCCTTTACGGAATGGCTGATTTGCAATCGCCTCTTGTTTACCCTGATGGAATGCCGTTGCAAGATTTGGACTCGACTGATCGTACTGATTCATTGGATTCTCACTGTATCTGAATCCACCTTTAGGCATCGCTTGTCCAGTTCTCGGCACAGCTGTTGGAGCAGTTGTAGGCCCAATACCTGAAGTGCGCGAACCTGAATTTGATGAACCACCACGATTAGCCATAATATCTCCTGCTATTGAAGTGCCCGTATTTGCAACAGCTAGAGCTTTACCAAGTTTACTCGTTGCTCCACCAAATCCACCGCCACCCATATAGCCCGTAGCACCACCAATTAGACCAGATTTAATAACATCACCTATACTGCCGCCTCGCTTCTTCGCATCAGCAGCACTAGTACCTGCATTGATACCCATCGATACGAGTGGACCTACACCCGGTATGAATGCTGTTCCATACTTGAGGCCATATTCACCAATCTTACTGCCAATTTTCGCCGCCTTCATTACGAAGCTCATGACTACCTCAGTCTGGGCGAGGGAAAGTCATAAATTCCAAACACTTGAAGTAACCAGAGAATCAAGAGTAAGACCACCACAACACGCAGAACTATCCTGAACGGTGGACTCATTGGAATGTATGTCTCTGCTAGATAGACAATCAATCCAATGATGACTAAGAGAATGATTAGAGTAATCATTTGCTGACTCCCAACTCTTGCTCTAATTCCTCAATTTCTTTCACTTTACCACGCATCAATTCTGCGCGCTTCCTGTCCTCTGCTTCCAACATCTGCTGCTTTACGCGCCACGGAATGAACTGTGGCTGTATAGCCTGTGGTGGTTCAGCAGATGGAATCAGAGGCTCGGGCTTATCCTTTTCCAACAACTTGCCTAGAAGTTCGCGGCGTTCTCGCTCACTCATCGTAAGCTGTTCGCGCAGAACCTCACAAGTTGCGCAGGTAGGATCAGGAAGCCCGAACCACTTTCTGAAAAGTTCTTTAATCAATGTCTGTACCTCGAAACAGGCTTAATAGAATCATCTTCTTCGACCTTCGCCATGTTTCGGTAGAATGCTGTCCAATCCTGACTCGCACTCAGCTTGTTGACTAACGCTTCCTGAGCTTGGATTTTCTTGAATTCTTGGTTACTCTCGTCAAAGAATCCTTCTGCCGCGTCAACAAGATATCGCAATCCATCGATGGGATCGTCACCTTCAAATTCTGCAATATCCTCAGCAGGTTTGTTTCCTTTTGGTTTGTCATATGAACACGCCTTAATGGCCTCTACTAAAATCTCACATCCCTTAAAGATTTGCAACTTTGGAATGTTTGTTTCAGGTTCCTGTGGTTCAAATGACTTCAAGTAGCTCTTATACTCCATCATTCCACGATTACGCATAATCCACATTGCGTAATCTTCGGAATATTGTGGTGTTTCTTGCTGATTAATCAGTTTCGGCTGCCACCGTAAGTATTCGTGTATGAGTAGTTTTCCAGCAATGCGTGAACCGGGAGTATTATTGGAGAGTTCCACGGATTGACCCAATTCATCTTCAATCTGTTGCTGAATTGTATGCTCCTGACCACGGTCCTGACCCGCGGACTTACAGAATCTGATGAGTCTGGGCGATTCCTTATCAATATATAGTTTGACATGTGGTGCCCACTCAGCAATCTTCGTCTTAACCCAATACTGTTCGCGATAAATGTACACGCGCTTAGAAGGAGAAATTGCCGCATAACCAATCCACGTCATAGCCGCGAAACCCCAATCTCCAATGACCATCCTGGGCCACCATTGTGGAATCTCAAACGGTTCAATCACATGTATTGCATTCGCCGGCTCATCCTCAAACTTCCTATCGCGAAACTCATCGAATACTTGACCCTGATACGCATCCCAATCGCCTAGGAGTTTAGCTTTTCTCTCAGCCTCAATAGTGATGCCCTGAAGTGATTGTTTGTAAGTGGGGTCAATATGTTTATTATCTTCTAGTGTGGAATGTATGTAGATTCGTTTATTTCCACCTCTACCAACGATGATCTTTCCACCTTTAGGGTATGGTTTAATGAACCGTTTGTAAGTCCAAGTGTGACCAATTCCACCAGGCATTCCGGCAGCGCGAGTGATAGAGGGTAATCCTGAATCCTTCGGAGCACGATTACGTTGAAAGGTAATGTAGGTGTAGATCCATTCTGTGATACTTGTAAGCTCGTCCGGAGTATACAGGCAGATCTGCATAGTGTCGTATTGATGCACATCATCTTCATTCTCACAGTGTCCGAGAAATATCATGGCTCCTTCGTTGACTCGACCAGTAGAGCCATACTGATCTTCACGCGGAAAGGTCCAACACATTTCAGTCTTGTTGAGAGTAGCTCCAAATTTACGATATAACTCTCTAGATCGTGGTATAATTTCATTACGGAGTTCAGGGTATGTTCGTCGCATGAAAACTTGCTTGAATTTTGGATGTTCATGCCATCGATGAACGATCCCATATAGAAGGAGCACATCTGATTTACCTGATCCGGCTCCTCCGCCATAAAATGCTTCCTTTACAGTGACTGGAACTGATAGAAACAACTCTTGCTTCGGCTCGGGTCTCCATTCGTTGGAGCTGAATACTGGCTTCTTCTGTTCAGTATCCACTAGTATTTCCTTCGATACTCAGTGTATGGACGGAAATCGAATAATGGAAGCTGATAATTACCCATCACATCAGATACTTGACTCTGTGCAGGATTAGTTGCTGAAGAAGGTGTGGATGAAGATCGATTCCGCATCTGCTCCAACAAATAATCTTTCACTTCAGGAAGCATTGGCTGCTCAGCTTTATCCTGTCGGAATAAATTTCCCAAAGGACTAGTTTTCCAATCTCTGCCACGCGAGAGAAACTCTGACATTAAATCATAATCACCATAACTGGTTGAAGTTTTACCAATACCAGGTCGGTCCCACACTTCATTAGAAAACTGATTCCGCATACTAGGATCAGATGCCAATCCTCTGAATCCTGCTTCCTTAGCTCTTTTTACAGCCTCAGCATACATTTCACTACCTAGTCCCTTATCCCGATATTCATCAGCTAGATAAGTCATACTTACTGGTAAATGACCCTCGATAGTCCGAGGACTAAGTTCAATGTATCCTGCTACAGCGGGTTCACCAGGATCTATGTAACTATTTCTAGTAGCATCCTTGATTCGGAGTTTGTAGTGTGAACCCCACTGATCAGTAATCTTCTTCAATTCTGAAGCAAATGATCCAGCAGGTTTGCCCATACGCGCCGCCACATCATCTAATGTGCCGAATGCCGGCGCATCAAACATCGCAGTCGGCTTACGTAATTCCTGATTCATGAACGCATTCATGATTGGATTCATATTACTTACATCAACGTCTCCAGATACTGGATTCGTCATTAGTTCTAACTTAGTTTGTGGATTATTTTCCGGTCCAATTCTCTGATCTGTGCGCGGCACATGAGATGGAACCGGCTCACTCGGTATTGGTGGAGATACTTGTGGCATCTGCATTGGTCCGATGCCACCTGATTTACTCTGCTGAACAGTCTGATTGAACCCATAGTCATCTTCAGGTCGTTTCAGAAAGTTACCGAGCGCGCTGAAGAATGCCATTTCAGTACTGCTGTTCAGGTTCCTGTTGCATCTGTTGGATGGGCTGTTGTGGCGGTCTCATGCCGAATCGTGGTCCAATTCCACCCTGACGCATCTGCATGAACTTATTACGTCTCATCGCATCCATTGATTCATCTGGTGCAGATTGACCCATCATCGCCTGAGGACGCGCCATTCCTCCGCCAAACATTCCACCCATCTGCGGACCCATAGCAGCCATTTGTTGCTGCTTCAAATCCATCATCGCCTGAGTATTCTGATCATCTACAGGTGATGCGGGCGCACTTGGTTCAGGTGCCATCATTGGTGGTGCTCCACCATACATTTTACCCATTCCAAATGCACCACCTATTCCTGCACCAGCTTGTGCCATATTCTGCCATGCCTGCTGATTAGGTTGTGGTCTACCGAATGCCTGACCCATTGCTGCACCAACTTGACCCACAGCATTCTGCATTGGACCCTGTTGACCTAATGCCGGCCCTTGTTGTGGTGGCTGCATCTTCTGTTGTGGTGCAGCCTGATTAGATGGACCTAATCCCAATCCTTTAGCTACAGGTTTCATACCGGGAGCTTTCATTCCTGCCTGTAGTGGTTTCCTGATTGCGCTCATACCCGGCGCATTCATCATCGCATTACCTACACCTTTAAGTGCGCCCATTCCAAATGGCATAATTCCTTCTCTCTAAGAACCAGTTCGTAAGAATGACCACTGAGTTAGCGGGTCAAATCCAAGCACCTGCCAACTGAATTTCGATTGACCACATCTATCTAAAATGATGTCTACTCCCCACGCGCCGGTATTGTCACTTGTAGCTCTGTAGGCGATTACATCCTTACTAATCGAGCCATCAGGCTTAACGAAGTAACCCCATCTCGCATCGGAAGATTGTAGCGTCTTAACGATTAAATCTAAAAACTGCCAACCACTCTCACCGTAAGTCTCAGGGCATGACTTACCGAGTAACACCAGATTAGAATCAGCTACCTTTTGTGCAGTAGCCTGAGCAGTCACTGGAATCGGTAGTGGAGTTTCTACTGGTGGTACAGTACCAGGAGGATTAGTGATTGGAGCAGTTGGATTAGGGACTGGAGCGAAATTAACTATGTCATGAATGTCTATCGTATTGGTGTTCGAGTTTGAATTGTTGTTATTGATCGTCGGCCCGATGAAATTGTAGTCACATGCTGTTGCTAGCACAACAGTTAGAACGAGGAGCGCGCACTTCTTAGTCAATTTCACTCCTGAATTATTTGCAAGTCACGATAGCAGCCGAACCAGAGCGAAGGAATACCGCACCACTCATGCCACCTGATGTGAATGCGGCCCATGTCGTGCCATCCATTGATGTTTCACACGCAGCAGATGATGTGACTAGACATAATTGAGCTGGGAGTGCATATGTCGTATTCGCTACAAGGACTGTTGGTGTACCTACTGGTAACAATTGAACTGGCATCTTATGTCCCCTTAAACACGGCTAATGCCGCTGACCACGCACCGGCAGTTACATCAGCCCACGCACAACTCTGCGTAGTTCCGGCTACACCAGTCAGAATACGTGAATCTGCTTCACCTACAATCCATGCGTTAGTCAGATGTTCAAATTCTTCTGTCCACGCTGGACTAACTGATTGAACCGTAATGGATGCGACTGATGGATCTATCGTATGTGCCGCCACTACAATGACTTTATCCGCAGTTAGTGCTGGTGTCGTTCCAGTTCCTGGTGTAGATGTGGAACCACCCGCGCCTATCTTCTGGTCTAATGCTAATCCAGCTCCAACACCACCCACTTCAATAGCCGTCGCCATAATTGATGTGGCGACACTACTAACTGTTAATGTCAGAGTGTATGGTGCTGTTACAGCATTTAATTTCGGTAAGTAGTAGATACCAGTCCGATTCACTCCATTCAATTGATTGTGGACTAGAGTGAACGAATTACCCTGATTGTCTACTAGAGAGGTGAAATCACTTCCACCACGCCAGATGATGACTGGTACAATGATTCCATTTCCTACTTGTGGTGGAGTAACGAATGTATGAGTGACTGGTGCTCCAGATGAACTAATTCCCCATTTACCTGTACCCTGAACACGCGCCAATGAAGATACTGGTGCAGACGCACCTAGACCAGCTAGTATGTGCTTCCGCTTTAGGAGACTCGACATCCTACTTCTTCTCTTTACCTAATACTTTCTGTGACAATGCAGCAGGAGTACCATCAGTGAATGTGAAGTTCATGGTGTTAGACAGTACACCCTGTTCACTCAATACGCCGACAGGTAGTACAGCAGGTGCAGCCCACACACTCATGTTCACGCCTGTAGTCAGTTCTGTTGCAGAGACGAATGTAGTTGGTTCCTCGAATCCGTTGAAGATGATCTTGCTGAGTGATGTGAAGTTCGTACCATGTACGTGAATGGTGAAGTTCGGATCTCCAATCTCAGCACTTGATGGAGTGAGTGATGTGACTGATTGGACTTTCACTGACCCACCAGTGAGGATGAGACTGATGGCGATGTATGCTTTGTCCGAGAAGCGCGAGTCTGAACATGCTTTGTCCAGTACTTTCTTCACATACATCTTCTGTTCATCCGTTACAGGTAGAGCAGGAGATGAGAAAAGTACTGGTGCGAATGGATCTTGATACAGAGGTTTTACAAGTAACATCTCTCATCTCCCTTTCAACTACTTCGGTTCTGGTGTCTGTGGCAGTTCGTTGTCAGGTACGAGTACAAGACCATGACACGCGAGCCACTTGACGACGAATTTACCACCCGGACGTGGGGGCCACACTGTGACTGGAGGTGTTGGCAGAGTATTGTCTGGACCGAGTGTGGGATCGAACGGATACACAGGTAGTGTGATGATGTGTCCGCCTCCGGGGAGGCTGTTATCGGGGTGTCCGTATGATGGGAGTGAATTGTCTGGATGCCCACCGAAACCCGGCACACCATATGATGGGTCTACTGGCTGTCCACCATCTCCGACGAATGTGATGATTGCTCTAACTGATTGTGGCATGTTATTCCTTTACTTCAATGGTCTCGAAACTACGTTCGTCCCTAAATGTAGGGGCGAAGATTACGAACTGGGGAGATTTCTGTCCGTCCTCTACTGCTGTCTGAGCAGGAGGCTCAAGATCTTTAATGATGCCGGACATATTCTTAGCAATTACTGCCAAGTCCTTAGCATCTGTGTAGTCCAGTTTTTCCTGAGTGATTGCATTCAACGCACCATGCAGCGTTCGACTAGCCTTCTTTATGGCCCGTTGACGTGACTTATTGATGTGTTGAATGATGGAGGACTTCGGTGTGTCGTATGATGTGGTGGATGTTGCGCCCTTCGCATACGCGGAAACTGATGATGCCGATATGCCGAACTCTGATGCGAATTCTATAGCGGACTGTCGTCCGTTTATTACGCTCTCCTCACCTATGAGTGCGCGCAGACTATCGGGCACATTGTTGTCGCCGTCTTTACGACCGCGCACAGGCTTCTCTACAACTAGACCCTCTACAACATGAGACTCTTTCTTATCCTTAGTGTTGGATAATTCTGCGAGAAAAGCATCATCATCAACTAAACCAATCGGCATGGCATACTCCGGGGCCGGGTCAACTATACAGGTTTTCTGTCTGTTTGTCAATAGGCTAGAACGGCTCAGGTTCACTCAGGACGGGGGTTCGCTCGCGCTCACCTTCTGAGTGGCCCTCCGATCCTCTCATCGTTCCTATCCTTATATAGAGGCTCAGAGAACCTACTAGATGGGACCAGTTCAGGGAACCGGAGTCCCTGACCTTTTACATGTATCTATTACCTCCTTTTTATCTGTGTATGGGACCCTTTTCATCTACATGTAATTTACCTGACACACTTTCATCCTGACACATGTGATTTCAATAAGCCGACTTGAGCAAGTTCGATGATACTATCATTCTCATGGGTATACCGGCCTATCACACGTGTGCGTAAATGTCAAGAAAAAAAAAAATAAAGTTCGATTTTTTTTTTCTTGACATTCGAGCCGCGACCTGTCATACTTGGACTGGTGCCCATGAGTCGGCCAAAGATAGGTGTTGACAGGTGGGGGTCGGGTATGGTAGGCGCACCTGACCTACATGTAACCTGGACTACTTTTGGCAGGTCACAAGTCAACAATCCAGTTATGAGATTGTTTCCCTTTCTGCCGTGGGTGTGGTATTCTTCCCTTGCCCGACACGGAGTCGCAAGTTGACAGCCCGAAGGGCAAAGTTCAGGGACGGCGCCAACGGCGACTCCCACGCGAGATGCGGCCAACAATCGTAGCAGGGAGAGTGAAAATGAAAGACGAAAAGGATGTAGCAGAAGCCAAGACCGCTTGGACTGTGGCACTTCCGACACCCATCACGTATGAATTCGCGTGGAAGACATACGAGAATGATGCGGAGTTTGAAGCCACACCCGGCGCCGCTCTGACGATTGCAGAGCAGCGTGCAGTCCGCGACAACGAAGCGAAAAACAATGCTCGGCAACAGGCATTGGCACTCGCTCTCAAGGAAGCGGGTTACGTGCGGCCAACGGCTGAGAACAATGAGCAGGTTCGCCTCAAAGACATGCACAAGGTTCTCATGACGTCGAAGAAATACACTCACGCGGAAGCCCGTGAGATTGCGGCTAAGACGCTCGGACTCGTTTGGGCCGACTAGTAACACCTACATACTCCAGCCCCGTCAATACGAGGGGCTGGAGACTAACCCGGAAAACTACGAGGTAGGAACATGACGAACCGAATCCCGAAAGATGTTCTGCTGGCACTCACCCCCGAAACATGGGGCGAATGGTATGACGCGCAGAATGTCGAATTGCGCGCCGGTATCATGGTCGCCGTCGATACGCTCATCGACCGACGCGGACTGAACGCGCGTGAGGCTATGGTGACAGTCTACGCCATCATCGAAACGGCCAAGCTGGACGAGCTTGACCGCATGATGAACCTGCCGCACTCGGTGAACTAGGCTCCACCTACAGACCGGGCCACGCCTTGACGGGTGGCTCGGTTCTTGCATGTAATTCCCGCTTGCGAAAAATCGACCTGGCTCCTCGACCTCGACCTCGACCCGCGGCCCCATGAGCCAGGGGTACATAATGTGCGCATAATGTGCGCGATTATGTGTGCGCATAATCATCCCTCACATGTAAGAGCAAAACCCACATGTAATTTATGTGCGTAATTTCCGCCTGATGTGTGCGCATTAGGGCACATGACCTAACCTAATCACCCAGCAAAAGAAAGAGCATCATGTAATTTATGTGCGCGATTCTTACATGTAATGTGTCCTGAAAACACCACACCCCTCTCTCCCTCCCTACAGGTATATAGGGCACGAGAGCATCCAAATAGTTGGATTGGTTTTGGCTTTTCTTGTTTTCTCTTTTTTTTATTTTTTTTTTTTTTACATGTAATAATTAAATGTAGCATCCCGAGGACACTTGACATGGCTCTCAAGGCATGATACACTGGGGACAGAGGGAGGGGGCCGGCCTCTACAGAGTACATTACATGTAGGCTCAGGAGGTAAATCATGGGAAAGCGTACTAAACACACACACAAATACATGAGACAACAGTTGAGCAAGTTCAATACTGGATGGCGTTGTGTGTTGGATTACTGCGAACACTATTTACCACGTAACGTGGAGGATACAATCGAAGGGAGGATGTCGGTGTGTTGGGGATGTAGTGAGGATTTTAAGTTGGACTCCTACGCGCTCAAGGACGATAGACCCATGTGTATTGACTGTAGGACACCAGATGAGAAGAAAGAGATTGACGACGAATTGGATATTCGTTTGAAAATCGCGGCACGGGATAGAGTGGACGCATTCAGTGTCACAATGGCGCAGATTGAACAGTATCGCCGGATTATGGGAGAATAATTATGGACAGAGAACTTAAGAAGCTGATAATTGAAGAATTCTTGAATAGAGAAACACACAGAATCAGCAGGTCCATGTTATTGAGGAAAATGTGGATGCATTGTGAAAGCGGAAATCAGTTAGATGATGTAATGTCACAGTTCTGCGCAGCTGGCATGATTGATAAGGAAATAGTCTACATTATGCCGCAGAAACAGGTTGACGAACTTACACGGCTATACACCAACATGAAGCCACAAATGAAGTAGGGAATTACATGTAATTTGGACCCCTAGGTTGCCTAGGCATAGGTCGCCTAGGGGTCGTCCCCGTAAACCCTTACCAATCAACGACTTACGACCCCTTGACTTCTCCCCGGCCACCTGATAAAATCGAGGTCCGGCGCAAGCCCCGACCGGGTTACATGTAATCCCTTACATGTAGCAGCTACAGCCGATACCGAAAGGACGGGCCACATGAAACGGTTTTACTGCACAGTATGTAAGCGCATCAAGCGGGTTCGGAAGTATCCTGCTAACGTAGTCACGCCTAATGCCGAAACGGTCACGAATCGTGTAGGCTCATGCTCCTACCACACCATTCCACGACACGACACGGCACGTAATCCGCGTAATGTAGCGCAGAAAGTAGGCGCCTAAATGTTGAACAATATTCGTAAAGGCGACTGCGACTGCTGTCCTAAGACGGATGTAATGCTTACGCCGTCACTGTTTGACATTCACATGATGCAATGTGACGATTGTGCTGCAAAAGAGGCGCGCACTCAGGCGGCGCAACAGACAATCGACGCGGCGCGGAAACTAGACGATTCAATCGAACTGAAAGCAGACATTTTCAACGCGGCTACAGTGTCTTTTGTAGAGCTTGAAGCGGCTGTGATGAATGATGATGCAATTCCAGCAGACCAGAAAAATTACAAGGTTGCGGAATTGGCTGATGAACGCATTAAGAAATTGAATCCTGTAATTTTCGAAGCTGAAGAAGCATTACTAAAGCTGAAGAATGAACGCTACATGTGGATTGAACAGACTCAAAAAGTCGTAGCAAAACTACGAGTTGACCATCAGGCGAAATTCAAGCAATACAACATGAATTACAAGCCTGAAGCACCATCGAAGAAAGTTAAGACTGTTACACCTGCTGGACCATCACGTAAGGTCACATTCGACAAGGCTGCGGTGTATGCTGCGGCGAAAAAGTATGGAGTTCCTGCGGCTCAGGTTCAGTCCATCATTGTGTCGAAAGGTCTTTCGGCGGAAGGCGCGGCAAAGCATTTCGCGGAGTTAATGGGCCTCATCTAATTTCCACGTATCCGAAAGGACGTGACTACATGACGTACTACATCGTAATCAGTCAGTGGCCGCACCGGGAAATTGCATGTTTCGGCACGTTGCGGGACGCGCAGATTTTCCTTGTTTCTGAACATGGCTACAAACTAGCGTATCCCATCATTGTCTCTCAGAAAGTGGGGGACAATGACTAGGCAGGAAGCGTCACAGTATCTGCGGGACAAGATGAATGAGCATGGACTAATCGATTGGTCCGTGCGGCTGAATCAGAATCCTGACAGTAAATTCCTCGGCTTGTGCTCCTACAAGGACAAGTGTATCATATTGTCCGCACACCACATCGACATACATCCGACTGAGGATGTAAAGAATACAATCCTACACGAGATTGCACACGCGCTCGTTGGGCCGGGTTTCGCTCATGGGCCTACATGGGAAGCGAAGGCTCGTGAAGTAGGATGCGACAACACTCTCCCATGCAGTAACCTGACGTTGGACCCTCACATCATCGATGCCATTCGTTCGGGTGCAGATGTGGAGGTGACGTTCGACACTCAGGTAATCCGCACACCGAAATACACCGTTACACGGCTTCAAGATAAGTGTAACGTATGTGGCAAAGTCGCCAAAATGGCATCCGAAAGCATCATGACGATGCCGGGTGACGACCAACCTGATATGAAATTTATCACGTTGGAATGCGGCCACATGATGGTCAAGTATATCCCCAAAGGAACACCATTCCACACGTTCCAGATGGGTGGTGACCCTACATGTCAGCACACATGGAATAAGAATCACTGCATCCTCTGCAATCGTTACAAGCCGTATGATTTTCAAGTCGAGGGCATGAAATTCCTTGAAGCGGGATTGTCGATGCAGAAAGGTGCGGCATGTTTCGATGAGATGGGCTTAGGTAAGACCATCCAAGCGGGCGGAGTAATCTACTTCAACCAGCAGACACTCAGTCCAACACTATGGATTGTCAAGTCGGCACTGAAGTATCAGACGTCATCATTCATTCTCTACTGGATGGGCGATGAGCATGTGCCTCAGGTAGTGAACACGTCGAAGGATTGGCTCATCCCCGGCTTGAAGCACTACATCATCGGCTATGATATGTTGGTGCCTAAGTCGCGCACTCTGAAGAATGGCACTAAAGTCAACAGCGGATTCGACATCACTCAGTTCGACCGGGTTGGCATTAAGTGTGTTGTGTTGGACGAATGTCAGCAGATTAAGAATGTTGACAGTTCGCGCACTCAGATGGTGCGGCGCGTAGTTCGGGACCGTAAGGTCATTCCACTCAGTGGCACACCTTGGAACAATCGTGGTTCAGAACTGTTCCCCGTGTTCAACATGATGGACCCTGTTAAATTCAATTCTGCTGAAGCATTTCGGCGACGTTGGGTTGACACGTATTACGTCGGCGCGTATGAGAAGGAAGCGGGTATTCGTAACATTCCAGCATTCAAGGAATACACGAAAGACCTCTGCATTCGACGTGAGCGCACGGAGGTGTTGCCAGAACTACCACTCGTCAACAGGACGAAGCTGAATGTTGTAATGACGGAGCAGGAAGAATCCACGTATGACGCGGCAGTAGATGAATTCGTCAAGTGGTATGAAGCTCAGGCTGCGGACTTAGGCGGCATGGCAATCATCGCTGCGATGGCAAAGATGCGGCGGATTGTAGCGTTGGCTAAGATTCCGGCAACGCTGGAATACGTCAGCGAATTCATTGAGGATACAGACCGTAAAATCTGTATCTTCGCGCATCACAAGGATGTTCAGGAAATCCTCTACACGGAACTGAAGGAGAAATATGGGAATGAGATGCCTGTATTTCAGTTCGTGGCAGGGGGCGACGTAAACGAGACGCAGCACAAGTTCAATACTGCACCTAGAGCAATACTTGTGGCGTCACAGTTGGCAGCAGGTGAGGGGCTGAACCTTCAGACATGTTGCGATTGCGTCATGCACGAACGTCAGTGGAATCCGGGTAAAGAGGAACAGTGTGAGGGCCGCTTCATTCGGATTGGCTCGACAGCACAGTCAGTGAGCGCAGTCTACGCGCACTTAGAGGGGCTTACAACCACCGACCCACAGTTAGACGCCATCGTTGCGAGAAAGAGGATTCAATTCCACGCGCTACACAATAAGGGTGAAGCAACGAAGTGGAATGAGGACGCCATCATGAAGGAATTGGCGGCGTCGATTGTGAACGCGCACAACGCGAAGAAGAACCGTAAAATCGTCGCGAAAGGGGCCTAACTAATGCGAACACTAATCAAGAAAGTATGCACGCTCAAAGCTCCAGTAGGCACACGCGCCATCGACAATTACGAACGATGGAAGTGTGGCTGCGTCAAGTGTGTCGAGGAGTTGGCGAAAGCTGGATGGGCAACTAGTAAGACTGCTAAGGAGTCACTGTGAAGAACTACATTGAGTATCGCGTGTATCTGAAGCCTACTGTCGATTTCATGGATGCTGATGCTGCGGCAGAGGAATTGAAGGACTTCATTGTGAACCAACTAGACCCTGCTCTTGGAGCACCATCATTCTTCACGCAGGATGTGACTTACGTCGTCAAATACGAGGTGACTGAAGATGAAGTTCAATGAACTAGAATTCGTCGATAAGCTGATGGGCCGACAGGCTCGTGTTACCTTTCCAAATGGATATGGGGCCAGCATAGTGCAAGGCCCGTATTCATACGGCAACGAGTTCGGCCTGTATGAATTGGCCGTGCTGAAGGATGGCGTATTGTGCTATGATACGCCTATCACCTCAGACGTAATCGGCCACTTGTCACCTGATGCTGTAACGGAGTTACTCCAGCAGATTGAGAGGCTTCCTACAGTAAAGGTGATGGGATGAGGTTCACGGACTATCATCCTTCAGCGTATCCAACGCAGGAAGATGTGTTGGATGTGAACTTTTGGTCTATCGTATCAGATTGCCGGGCTATTAAAGCCGGCACTCTGGTACCTCGTTCATGGTTTGACATATCCAGAACATGGTATGGGGATGAGCCGGATATACTTAGGCGCCGCGCAACGGACGATAAGCGTGCTAAGTGTTCAGTAGCAGGTAAGGCAGCATGGGCTAAGAAAACACATAGTAGAAAAGTGTATGTGAAGAAGCCCAAACACTTGCACAGAACGAAGAATCCAGTAGGGTTCAGAAAGATGGTGAACCTACTTACTGCAAATGGATGTAATGTGTGGGACGCGCGCATGAAGGCCCGCGAACTGTTGGGATTAGATGGGCCAATCGAAATCCATCGATGATGTGCGCCCTCAGAGAGGTAAAGGTGGAGTTTCACAAAGAACTGTCAAAGTACTATGACAAGTGGTTCAGAGATTGCCATGATTCTGCCGTTTACCTTAAGAATAAAGGTAAAGATGCAGAAGCAAAGGAATACTTAGAAGATGCTGCTAAGTATTTCGATATTCTCAATGAGAATTGGAATGCAATCGAATACTACAGTATCGGAGATAATGCTCATAAAGTAGAGAGGAAGGATGGAATCACTACTCATCATAGTCGGTCTGATGTTTATCACGGCAATCATTCACATTCAGAAACAGGAGAATGAAGCATGAAACTGGTAGAAAAGATTGAGGAATTAGAACTACAGAATCCAATCAGTCAGTCGTTGTTAGTAGTGGCACAGAACAGCATCGAGAATGATAAGGCTCTCTTAAAGATGGGAGAAGCCATCATCGAACAGATGAACACTATTAGTTCGATGGTACGGGAACATTCGTCACAGATTCTGTCGCTGCAAGGTGAGATTCTGTCGTTGAACGAGAAGCTGAAAACTATTGCGGAAGTAGTGCATTCGCACTTCGGTCCCACGTTCACACGGCACTAAGGTTCACCTAGTTCGCCGTCAGACCCAGCTAGGTGGGCGAGTTTTTTACTAGTTTTCCTCGGAACAATAAAACTAGTATTTTTTGATGGGGCCACAACTTAGCTCGGTCTGGCCATCGAGGTAGATGTAGGGAATGCGTCTACAGGGTTGTGGCTCCTTCAAAGAATACGAATATGGTGGGCAACAACTCAGGCGTCGTATGTGTCTACCGTAGGTAGGACATACTGGGGACGATAAACAACGGTGTGGAGTTTCCTGAGCACTCATTAGAAGCCGTGGCCCACCCCCAATCTCACGTAACTCGCGTAACTAGGAGGTAGTATGAGGAAGAAAGTGACTGTAAAGAAGTATCGTGTGCCGCGTTCTCTCCGCAAGATGTTTCCGAAGGTGGAGTATGCAGTAGACGCGCACGCACCAGTCTACGTCACAGTCGGTGACAAGGATTGTAAGGATGCGCGGAAACTCAATCCATCCGAATGTGCTCTAGCGCGTGCAACGAAGCGTGAGTTGCACGCAGATGGCGTCATCATCGGGATGAGCACATCCTACATCATCAAGGGTAAGCAGGCGGTGAGATACGATACACCGCAGTCAGTGGCGCGTGAGATTGTCTCATTCGACCGGCATGGTGATTTCGCAACAGGTGACTACCATCTGACGCCGAAGGCTCCATCAATACAGTTCGGTGCTGAGCGCAACAGACCATCTGATTCAGGTGGTAAGAACAAGAACGCCCGCAGGAAGGTTCACATGTCGGCGCGTGTCCGCATGTTGCCGAAGGGACGATAAGTGGACATCATCCTACAGCCGAAGAAGAACGTAATCATGGATGCTACACTCTTGTCGAGTTTGATGAGTTGTGGCAGACTTCATGATTTACGTTTCAATCATCGTTTCGTCTCCACTCGGGGGAAATCTAACTCCCTCGAAGTGGGGACGCTCATTCATAAGGTGTTGGAGGTCTACTACAAACACATGATTAAGGGGTTTGACCGTAAAACATCCATCGGTCAGGCTCTAGCTGCGGGTCAACTCTTTGTCTCTGGATGCGCGCACTGTTCACAGGTTACTGAGGGCACTCCATCATGCGGACATGAAGTGATGGAGTATCCAGGTATGCAGAACACGGCAGAACATTCAGAGAAATGGAATGTAGGTTGGAGGTTCGCACTCGACACATGCGAGAAATACTTCGACCACTACAAGAATGATGCATTCATTCCGCTCGCATGTGAGCAGGTTCGTGGTGAAGTGTTGTACGAGGACGATGAAATCCGCGTATTGTGGAAGGCGAAGTTCGACCTCGTAATCGACACTAATCAAATCGGCATAGTGTCGATGGACCACAAATCATTCAAGCAGCGGCGTGATAAAACTACATTGTCCAACCAGACGACGGGTCAATGTCTGCTGCTCAAGAGTCGGAACGTCATCATCAATAAGATTGGGTTGCAGAGTACCCTGAAGATTGATGAGCGTCTGAGCCGAGAGGTAGTGTCATACAGCGCGGACAGACTGTTGGAATGGCAGTCTGAAATCCTTCCGTACTACGCATACAAGTACATCCAGTTCTCGGAGTCTGGATACTGGCCTCCTAACTACACGCACTGTGACAACGTGTATGGTCAGTGTCAGTTCAAGAATGTGTGCGAAGCTGACAGAGGTATGAGGGAGGAAGTGTTGAGGACTGACTTCATGATTGGCCCTGTGTGGGATCCAACTAATAAGCAGGAGGAATAATGACTAGATTGGAACACATCGAATGGTGCAAGCAACGCGCAATTCAAGAGTACGATTATTACACAGGTGCGGACAAACAACGCAATGGACTCACATCAATGATGAGTGACCTTGGAAAACATCCTGAAACAAATTCGGAAGTTCTGAGGATGCTTTGTCTCAGTCAGATGATGATTCCAATGAGTCGGCAACAGTTCATCAATTTCCTAAATGGGTTCAACTAATGCCAACGATGGATTCAGTGAACTTCGATTCACTCTACTGCATGTTCAAGGGTGAGCCGGGTACTCGTAAGTCAACTCAGGCTCTATCATTCCCTGGACCACAGTTCTGGTTCAGTTGGGACAGGAAGATGAACGGCATCTATCTGCCCATGAAGAAGTGGGGTGTGGACCCTAAGTCCGTGACATACGAGGACTTCGATAACTGGAATAAGCCGAAACAAATGTTGGAGAAGTTTCAGGCTGACTGTCCTTATCGCACTCTCGTATTTGACAGTCTGACCAGCATGGCAGACATGACACTCAGACAGACGTTGCAGATGAAGTATGGTATGCAGCGTAAGTCGGGTGCTACTGCCGGCAAGTTGATTGCAGGAATTGCAGTCAATGAGATTGAGGATTACAATGCTGAGTCGGCGGCTCTACAGGAACTCATTGCGCTTACGAAGGACATTAACGCTTTCCACAAAGTTAATATCATTCTCATTGCGCATGTGGTTCAAGCGGAATACCGCAATACCACCAACAACACAACTCACATCTCTCGTACAATTGTTACGGCTGGGAAGAAAGTTGCCCCCAAGATACCTGCCTATTGTGGAGAGGTGTATCACTTTAATATTGACAAGGGATTCGTAGAAGGAGGTGAAGGTAAATACACGCTACTCACCGAGCATACGGGAGATGACTTTGCGAGGTCCGCATTAGGTCTCCCCAACAAGATTGAGTTCGGTGATAAGCCGCTGTATGACACATGGATTAAGCCGGCTATCGCGAAAGTGAAAGAGTCGTACACACCAACAACCAAGTTCTAACCAACAACACAGGAGAACAACAGTGCCCATCATCCAATTCAGTGACCGCGACCTGCTGCGTGGCAAGGTAGTTGAACCCGCGTGGTACGTCGTCACCATCAACAACATCGGGGAGGCTCCGTCGAAAGATGGTGGCTCTACTAACTACCCGGTGGAAGGTTCCATCGTGAAGAATGCGGACTCTGGTTCGGAGGAATACGCGAATGTTCCTCTTGACTGGAATTTCAACAGCAAGGCAATTGGCTTTGCGGTTGGATTCCTTGCCGCGTTCGGTGTGGACGTGAAGGCAGGTGCGCGCTTCGACCTGGCGAATGCTGTAGGCAAACAGGTTGAGGTGTTCGTGGAGAACGGCGAGTGGCAGGGACGTATGGTGAATCGCGTCAACCACAAGTATCGCGCACTCCGCGGCTAGACACGTAAGACAAACAGGAGTAGGATGGGCGTGACCTATACCATCCTACTCCTCTCTTTCATTAGGTCCAGAATGAGGATTGTATGTACCTAAACCCAGATGAACCTGAGCAGCTAGAGCTGCCATTCGACCCTCCGGCACGTCCTGTACCACCTGTGGACGAAGATGAAACCGGCACCATTGTCGATGAAGATGAAGATGACGATGACGATGAGGATTTTGAGGACGAGGAAGATGACGAGGAAGATGAAGATGATCTTCCTGTAGAAGAACCATCGGACGAGCCAAAGGCCACTGAATCCTCCCTGATGCAGTAGCACTCGCCTGATGATAGGGGGCCACTCAAAACCACAATATCGTGGATTACGAGTGCGCCCCCGAACTTATCACAGTGAATGAGAGAAGGGAAATGACTGAGCTAAAAATTGTAGGACGAGTAATCAAAGTCAGTAAGGAAGGATGGGGATTCATTTCATCGAAGCAGATTGAATTTACCCGTATCTTCTTTCACTGGACTGCGCTACGGCAAGACACAATTCCATTTCTGGAACTTAAGACTGGTATGCATGTAGAGTTTACCCCTCTGAAGATTGATGGTAAAGGCTATCGTGCAATGCATGTGAGGGTCATAGAGAAGCCTGTAAAGAAGGAAGAAGAAGCAGATGAAGTGTCCACATTGTCAGAATGAGCGTGCGGACCTGATGGAATACATGCCTAGCTGGAGAGTGTGGGTGTGTACTGTCTGTTCTAAAATGTTCAATGACTTCGAGGTAAAAGATGACATTAACAGAACAAGTCAAGAAGGTAGCCGAAATATTGAAGGCCAGATTCCCAAACCTGACCACAAATGAAACTATTGACTTGGCCTTCAAGATAGTGGGGGCCATCAATGAGTGATTTTCACAAGGAACTACTGACAGAACTAGTGAAAGACTGGAGTCTGATGCAACTGAACGAGTACATCATCCAACTAGAACTAAGAAGGGCTGATATGGATGAATGGATTAACCATGCCAAGAAACTACGGAGAAAGAGGAATAAGAAGCCACCTGTAGATACAGGAGGCCGCAGTGGACTCTAATCATATTTATGTTCCCGGACAAGGACCAGTAGGAGCCAAGTTCATAATATTGGGAGAGGCTCCATCTAGAGAAGAAACTCTACAAGGTAAACCATTCGTCGGTCCCTCCGGTCGTGAACTGGACCGTCTACTGAAGGATGCTGGTATTCCACGGCATGAATGTTGGGTCACTAATGTGTGTAAGTACGAAGTCCCACCTAACGCCGAACGTAAGCGCCTCCCCTTTCACGTCAGGGCGAGAAATCACGGCATCGACATGGACCAGCAATTAGAGGAGTTACGGACGGAGATAAATGACATTAAACCTAACTGTATACTTGCTCTCGGTGGGACTAGCTTATGGGCGCTGTCCGGTAAGGATAAGATTAGCCAACACCGAGGCTCTATCATGCGGGGCATGGGCCATAAGTTTGTTCCTACCTATCATCCCGCGCACCTTCTACATACTGCTGCGGGTGGAGAAATCAAAGGTTATTGGAACCGACAAGTAATGATATTCGACTTCAAGCGCGCATATGTCGAATCTGCATCCCCACTATTAGACCTACCACAACGAACCCTCCAAATATGCCGCAACTCAGGCGAACTACATGAGTTTCTACAGCGGTACAAGAACCACTCGAAACTGAGTGTAGACATTGAAGCTGGAGGCCACTGTCTGCCGATCTGTATGGGACTGTCATTCGATAAGCGGCATGGTATGACAGTACCATTGTGGAACCGCGATAAGATTTCATCTATACCAGATTCGGATTTAGCAACCATCTGGATAATGCTGGCGAAAGTATTGTGGGAGAAGAACATTGTCGGACAAAACTTCAACTATGACCGTGACAAACTGCGGAGACTTGGATTTTCCATCAAGCGGATACACTCTGATACTCTCCTCAAGGCATTTGCCATTAATCCTGAACTCCCAAAAGGGTTGGCATTCCTTACATCTATCTACACCAGAGAACCCTACTACAAAGATGAGGGTATGTATGAAGGGGAGCTTAGAGATTTATTCCTCGGATGCGCGCGTGATAGTTGTGTCACACTCGAAATAGATGAGGCGATGGACGCGGACTTAGATGAGTTGGGTGTAAGGAAGTTCTATGAGAACTTTCTGATGCAATTACCTGACTTCTATCTAGAGATTGAGAACAACGGATTCTGCGTCAATTCCTCCAAACGTGACGCACTAATCGAGAAATACATTGAGTGGGATGAGCGTCTGTCCTACGAGATGTTCGAGATAGCCGGCATCGAAGTCAATTCCAATTCCCACCTACAGGTTCATGCACTTCTATTCGATGAGTGGAAGTTACCTCGTCGGATGGGTGTAGGTGAGGAAGAGTTGACCGCACTCCTGAACCTTAAGAATGGCGTCAAGTATCCGCCACATCGCGCATGGATTGAGAAATGCCTAGAGCAGCGAAGGGTAAGGAAAACTATCAGCACCTACCTGATGGCTATTCCAGACTACGACGGGAAGATGCGGACTACATGTTTCATGTGTCTCGAAACAGGTAGGACGAGTACGAGTCAGCAGAATCCTCCCATACGTCCATTGGTGGATACTGTAGGAGCAGGCAAAAAGACAGACATGAAGGTGATGGGCACGGCATTCCAAGTGTTCACTAAGCATGGTGATATTGGTGGTGATGTGCGTTCCATGTATGAGCCTGAACCTGGCTACGTGTTCGTGCAGTTGGACTCGTCACAGGCTGAAGCAAGAGTAGTCTTTAATCTAGCCACAGATGAACAAGCATTAAAGGACATAGATGAACATGACTACCATGCTCTTACTGCTTCTTGGTTTTTCGGTGGTGTCGAATCTGATTATTCTAAGAAAGTACTGGGGTATGAGAGTCCGATTCGATTTGCTGGTAAGACTCTCCGACATGCAGGACACCTTGGAGCGGGAGCAAGACGCGCCAGTACGGAACTTAACACTCAGGCAAGAAAGTATAAAATCCCTATCACCATCCATGAGGGAATCGCAGAACGGGCGCTAAAGATATTCCATGCTAAGCAGCCCCGTATCCAACAGGTGTTCCATAAGGATGTGATAGAATGTCTAAAACAGAATCGTCAACTGGTAGCACCGCTACCTTGGGGGATTGATGCAGAACGTGGAGGTGTTCGCATATTCTATGAGCGGTGGGGTGATGACCTTTTCCGAGAAGCTCTGGCCTATCTCCCCCAACGAGCTGTTACTGATAATACCAAAGCAGCTGGCATCCGAATTAAAAGAAAATGTCCAGATGCGCGAATTATTCTTGAGGCACATGATGCACTTCTGTTCGCTGTTAGAATTGAACATCTCGACGAATTCATCCCTCTAGCTAAGAAGGAGATGGAGCGCGCCATCAATTTCACTAACTGTTCACTTCCTCGTCGCTACTTGAAGATTCCATGTGATGTAGAGATTGGGGAGAACTACAAGGACTTACACAAGTTCAATATACGGGTAATCGAAACACCTGAATACATGCGCACTCCAAAATCTATCACGGAACAATTCATGGTGCAGGAGTAGTTATGGACTTTACAGAAGTAGTAGGGAGAATTAAGAATAAGACTATAGAGAAAGATGGACATTGGCTATTTCAGGGAACTCGTCCGAAGGGATACGGACAGATTCGGTTTCAAGGTAAGATGGTAAATATACACAGATTATCGGCAGCATGCTATCTCGGATTAGACATGGATGATAGAACAAAGCAGGCTAATCACAAGATAGAATGTAGACACAAGAATTGCTGGAATCCTGAACATCTCTACATTGGAACAGAATCTGAAAATAAAGCAGATAGATTCCATAAAGATGAAGAACACCTAGGCAATCAATACACTCGTGCAACTCATTGTATTCACGGACATGAGTTCACTGAAGAAAATACTTATGACTACGGTCATGGTAGGAAATGCAGACAATGTGAGAAAGACAGATACAACGCATCTCGTGGAAGGTAGCGGTAAATGAATTGGTTAGACAATTTACTAGCACAACACTCCGAACTAGAAAGTCCAACAAATTTTTGGCTCTGGGGCGGACTAGCCTCAATCAGTGCTGTGGTGAAGGATAATGTTTGGATAAACCGACAGATTTACAATCTGTATCCTAACATCTACGTCATGTTCCATGCTGAGAGTGGTCTGAAGAAGGGTCCACCCATCAGTATGGCAAAACAGTTGGTGCGCGGTGTGAACAACACACGTATCATCAGTGGGCGTAGCTCCATTCAGGGGATACTAAAGGAATTAGGAACCGCGCAAACCCAACCGGGTGGTAGAGTGAATGCTAAGTCTACAGCCTTCATCTGTAGTAGTGAGCTGACTAGTTCACTCGTGGAAGATAAAGTTGCGACAGACATTCTAACTGACCTATATGACAGACAATACAATATCGGTGAGTGGCGTAGTCTGTTGAAGATGGAATCGTTCAACCTGAAAGACCCTACAATCACAATGTTGACTGCAACGAATGACGCGCACTCAACGGACTTCTTCGGAAAGAAGGACATACATGGAGGTTACTTCGCAAGGACGTTCATTATCTCGGAGACTAAACGCCACAGAGCTAATAGCCTATCTGTTCCCCTCACAAACCCGCCAAAGTATGACGAGTCAATTAAGTATCTTAAAGAAGTTGAGAAATTACAAGGTCCATTCGCACCCCTCGCAAGTAGAGAGGAGTCAGACGAGTTTAAGTATCCGCACAAGGATTCAACGACAGGTGAGATAGCCTACTTCACGTCAGCAGGTCTGGTGTATGAACAGTGGTACGATAACTTCATAGAGCAGATGGCAACTCAGGAATTAAAGGATGAGACAGGCACACTAAATAGATTCGGTGACAGTGTGCTGAAGGTTGCCATGTTGCTGAGCCTCAGTCGCTCCCCCGAACTCTACATTGACGAGGATTCAATGACTCTTGCAATACAGTATTCGGAGAAGCTGATAGGCAACGTGAGGGAAATGACTCACGGGAAGAAGGGTCTATCAGAAGCTAAGAACTTTAAGAAGGTGATTATCGAGGAACTGCTTGCAAGAGAGACACATCAAATCTCTCGTGCGATGCTACTGAAGAAGATGTGGGCGCACTACAAGGATGCGACTGAACTAGACGACATCATGATGTCATTTGACCAAGCCGGCATGATTAAGACCGAATCAATCGGCAGTCAAATCATCTACATCATGCCAGACAATCAGGTCCAAGAGCTGAAACGACTGTATGCAGGTAAGAACAAATGATTATCCCCAGACCTACATACACTGAACAGGCGAAGGAATTGAATGATGGACCTGACTACGATTATGTGCGCTGGTACATCTCTTGTAAAAACTGGACTTGTGTGAAGTGTGGCGCAGTCATGTTTGGGAGGGTTAAATACTGTGTCTACTGCAAGATTCGCTTGGGGACACATACAGCACGGCCAACTGATTACGTGGAGGACGAATATGACGCTAAGTCCAGTGTTTGAAGTGAAGATGAAGCCGAAGTCTGAATCGCCAATTATCTATCTCGTGGTGCGCGTGATAACTGACGATTCAGATAAGCTGATGGACTTCATTGATGTGACATTCCCCGATTATCAGATTGAACACATCATCGGGGGATACGCACGGTTGAATGATGAGGAAAAGGAGTGATTACTTCCCTCCGAAAATCTGCCAATTCGCGGGGTATGCAATATCACTCAATCCACCACCCTGCACAACCCAATCGTACTTCTTCGGTACAATCTTGGCTACCTGTTCACCTCTGCCGTAAATCTGCGTACCTCCACCCAACATAACAGCAGGCATGAGGAGTGGAATTAGTTTCGGATCTTCCTTAAACATCTCGTACATGTCCTGAGCCACTAGTGGTACGAACATCTGCGCGGTTCTATCCCCCACATGGAATGGCACATACTGCGCCGCTCTCAATAGGTCATACCCAAATTTCGCAGACGGATTGAACTTGTTCGAGAAGAACCTCTGCAACTGAGTTTCCTGTGTTTCCGGCCTGAATCCTTGACCATAAGCGTGTCGCTGGTTCGTGGACGATGAGCGATAGAATCCAGACCACAGACGCCACATCGCCACGTATTGGGGCAAGAATCCCCCGCCCAAGTCAAGCCGTGTCTTGCCGATACGCACCTTACCGAAGTCCGCGGATTCCTCGTCCATACTTATTGTAGCATCATATCCTAACGCTTGAGTTCCTACTTTAGCTAGCATACTCATGGTTGCCCATGCTGCACCAGTAGCCAGCAGAGACTTGAGATACTGCTTCCGTACAAACGCTGGTGCTACAGTGTAGGTGCCAGGATACAGTAGTCGCGCCCTACTAAACATATTCCTCGGCGAGAAGAATACGTGTCCCATCGCCTTAGCGGCGAACTCCAAGTTTAGTTGTGGTGTACCCTCCATACCGAATACATCCAATTTCAATGGCGCGCGTCCAGTAGCCGTATTGATGTAGTCCGACAGTATCTTCGCCAATTCATTGTTGTAGTATGGATTCAGACTCGCAGCCTGTTCTGGTGTCACCTTCTGCTTGAAGATGTTGGGCCGCACTTCTCCAGTCTCAGCTCCCGTCTCAGCCATCAACTGAGCCTGATCAGACAGCCGCTCCAACATGCCAGTCCGAAGATGGTTCAAGAATGTGGCGGCTGCTCTATTGCTCATCTTGGCAACTTGGCCCCACGTCTTTTCGTAGAACTTAGATACGCCACCTAAGTTACCACCAGTTTCAATCCATGCTCCCGCAACATCATGTTCACTTGAGTTAATCTCAGAAGGTTTCACCAGTTTCATGTTAGCACGTTGAGCATATGATGGGTCCCACTTACCAGTAGTGGGATTAAACTCCTGTTGATGTACCTTATTATTCCGAATCTGCTGATCGAACTCTCTAGTTCTCTCAGCACTCCAGAATGATTGCCACATTGGCTTCAATCCACTACGCCATTCAGGTGTCATAATTGCCGCCAACCCTTGTCTAAGCGGCATGGATATGTCACCAATCGTAGTCGCAGCAGTAGATAGTCCAGTCAATTGCTCGAATGTGGATGGTGATCCTTTAGGATGTTCAGGTGTCTCTGGACCGCGTGCAAAGAAGTTACGGATAGTATCTCTTACAGCATCCCTCATTCCTCCGATATTGATTGCACCTTCTTCTCCACCCTCAGTACCGAGTCTTTCAACAGCTCGGGTAACTTTCGATTCAAAGAATGCGATACCTGCTCTTACCCTATCACGCCACGTCTCTCCTGCCTTCAATGGTGGCGTATTAGGTGATGAGATGATCTCCCGATATAGTACATCAGGAGCCTTCATCTCATCCAACTGCTTCATCAGACCAGTCCATCTCTTAGCAGTCGTATCTACTGGAGCCTCTAAATCCTTCATTTTCCGTTGATGTTCTAACCATTCTCTAGAACTTGGTTCTATTTCTGATCCAGGTCCTACTCTTTTAATTCTATTCTCTAGAATATTACCCAGATCCGGTAATGCTTCTTTCACATTAGCAGGAGTCAAATCATTATCAAGTATGCTCCCATACAATTCAATGAATTCATTTAGTTTCTCCGGAGTCATTTCAAAGTCTTGAGCTAATTCTCGTACCCTAGCCAATTGTCTATCAAGGTAATGATTACCAGTATTATGAACCTTGTCTAATGCTTGTCTAAGTGCTCTCTCGGGATTATTCATTACTACAGTTTTAGACAAGTCTACTGCATCCCACGGTCTTACAGGACGTTCAAATGGTGCTACTCTACCAGTAGTCTCGCCCGGTGACGGACCCTTACCCTTACCGAATGGACCTACAGCCGATTGAAGTGGAAGTGGCATCTGTTCTTCGCGCACTTCCTCACCTAATCTCATCTGTTCGGGTACATCTGCTCGTTCAGCAGCAGTCGATTCTCTCCGTGCCGCGCGTGGCTCGAAAGGTAGTTCAGGTTGCGCAGCCTCATCAGTTGTCATGTCAGCGATGAACTGCGCTACATCTTCTGGTGTCCTAATTCTTCTCGGTAGTGTACCTTCAACTTCCTTGATATGCATCAGCTGTCTGATGAGACTAGCCAGTTCGGCAGAATTCTCATCAATTCCATTCGATACCCGTTTCATGATACTTTGGACTAGATTCTTAGTGAATGGACTAGTAGCACCACTAGTAAATGCTGCTCCCATTTCAACTAGCTTCATTCCAACTTGATGCACAGCCCGGCCTAGTAAGGTTCCATGAACAAATGTTCCTATTGTACCCGGTTTCGCATCAGGTGGTACCGGCAATCTAGTTTTATCAGCTCCGAGACTTGGAACCTCTCTAGTCCCATCAGGATTTGTTCTTACTTCAGCCGATACAATTGGCTCACCAGCCGGATTACGATATACGACTCTATCTCTCCCACCGTACATTTTCTCAACACTTAATCCAGGTGGTCCTGAACCCGCGGCTTGTGCTGTACGTATACCATAGTCCTGCCAACGATCTGAGGCCATTAACTGTTTCTTTTGATCCTTAGTTAATGGCGTACGTCCCTCTACAATTCGGGCTAATCTATCATAAGCCGGTGTACTCAGTTTAAGATTGCCCGTCATTGGTGCCTGAGGACCATATTGAACTGAAGGAGCTGGAACTGGTTGATCCTCTAGATTGAGTCTATCTTGAACAGGTTCACCTAATCTTCTACTAATATCATCTATCAGTCTACGAGCATAACTGATACCAGGAATAAAATTATCCTGTATCGCTTCATCCAAGTAAGCCTCTACCTCTGTTCGTATAGCAGCTAGTTCTGATGGACGAGTGGTAGCATTCATCCTATCAGCAAGTTCATACATTGATGTTTGCCGCGGATCCATTGCTGATAGATTAACTGATGATTCCGGCTCCCAACTATTACTCACATCAACAGGCTGCTGAACACGTCCATACATCTGTTGAGTGGCAGCCTGAGATTCTGCACTTCTCCGTGGTCGTTGATTATTCTGAATATCACGAAGTTCATTCAGTCTATCATAACCCGCCATTACCATACGGTACAGTCTATGACCGTTAATTCTGTCACCTACTCTATTAGCTTCTGCTCGTTGATCATCCCATTCACGAATTTGTGTTCTCAATTGTTGATAATCAGTAAAAGATTCGATTTGCTGTAATCCCTCTGGACTATTCGCTTCTAACCAATTAGTGTGGTCTGTCCTCCGTGTAGCCTGAATAGGAGGATTTAATTCAGCCCTGCGCGCTTCAACTGCACGATTCAACTCGAATGCACGTTGCTGCGCACTTACATCACCCTGATTTGCAGCTGCATCATAGTCATCACCGAACTGGTCTACTAGTGCATCCAACTCCGCAGTAGTCCGAGCATCACGAATCAACTGTTCCTGATGCCCTGTTTGTGTTGGCGCTGGTTCCTGTCGTACTGGCTCACCAACACGAGTGCGCACATCAGGTAGGTCTATACCCATCCGTTGCGCTAAATCATCAATGTTTGGAATTCCTGCACTAACTCGTCGGAATTCCTCAGGTGAAATCGTAGTCTCTCCATTTTGCATTCTACGACGTAGTTCAGACACAGCCCCACGAACCTTAGTAGCCATGTCGGAATCTCTAATCTGCTGTGCACCTCTTATTAGCAGATTAATCATTTCGCCAATATCCATCGAGCCTACTCTAGTTCCGCCTTCACCTTTACTCTCATGTCGGAACGTAGTGTTGCCACCTTCAATCTTACTTACTCTATATCCATTTTCCGCCATGTTAGAGATGTAGTTACGGTCAGCATTTACTATCTCAGTTGGGACTACAATATCATCCCCCATCTTAAACTTGCCGATAGTCTTACGCGCTGCTGCTGCGGCTGATATAGGTGCTTGTACAGGTGCAACAGGAGGAGCAGCAGGTGTAGTGGGCAACATGTCTGCCATCTCACCGCGCACCATCTGCTGTAATTTATTCACAGGATTAACATGAGGATATGGAATAGTCTTATATCCCTCAGCCTTACGTAATGCCAACTCAGCCTGATTGTAAGGCATGTCGATAATATCAGGCATTCCACCTGTAGCAGCCTGAGCTTCGGCACTAGGTGCGCCGGCTTCTGGTACAGTTACATCGACAGGCTCAGGAGTTGGAAATTGCCACTCATTCGGTCCACCAGCAGGATCACCAGTTCTAGTAATAGGTGTATACTCAAATTGACCAGACTGACGGAATCTACCACCCTGACCACGTACTGCACCAAAATTCAATCCTCCCTGACCTTCGGGCATAGCATCAAATATAGGTGCAGGAGTCTCAGCAGGAACAGGAGGAGCCTGCCAGCTATTCTTCAATTCGTTAGCACGTATCTTCGCCTCTAGAATTGCCTGATCAATCTGTATGACTCTGCTCGCATCTCCGTTTCGTAATGCTTCAGCTCTATCAAGTGTTAGTTCGAATATCGACTGTTGAGTGCGCGCATCAATCTCAGCATGTGCCCTACGCTGCATGTCTGCCATCGATGGTTCGGCGGGTGGTTCATACTTTGGTGTATCAGGGAATTCTAATGTGAGATTATTATACCTTTCAGTACCAGGTAGTCGGGGCTGTGTATATTCACCAAATAATGGATCTCCACCACCCGGACCTGATGGACCCCCACCATCAGGAGGTTGAGGAATACCAGCTTCTACAGGACGTGCAGGTGTAGCCTCAGCAGCTAATTTCGGTGTAGCTGCTCTAGGCAGTAGATAATGACCAAATAGATTTAATAATGCACCGGTACCTTGACCAAATAGAGCCGGATAATCCTGTTTTTCTAATGCAGTTCTAAATTCTTCAGGTGGAACTCCTATCATGTGGAGTCCTGTATCCTGCGCGGTCCTCTGCCGCTGTGCTTCAGGTGTACCCCACGACACACCCATAGCGGGATCACCTTCATTCTTAACGAATCTATCAGCCATCTGCATCGCATCATTCCACGGCTGATACAATGGCTTAGTTACTGCACGAACTGAAGTTCCAAAATCCGGAGATTTATTAATTTCCTGTAAGGAAGTTGAAAACTGGTCAAGTACTGGTTTTCCAGTTGCGGCCCAAATATTGGAACCAATAGTTCCAATGTCAGTCATCCAATCCGGCAAATGATACCCCGCACGTTGGGCTGATACATCTCCCATATCTAATGGTGGTGTTGGAGCCTGAGTGCGTGGAACCTTAATAAGCCAGTCCATCCAACTAGGCGCATTATTAGGATTCCAACCAGCCATCGAGGCCATAGCACCACCTAATGGAGTGGCAGGTGCCGCCGAATATGGCTGAAAGTTGGTCGGATACTGTATATCCGGCGTTGGAGGCATGTAAGGCTGGTAATTAGTCGGATACTGAATACCAGTTACGCCGTATGGATTCTGCGGATCAGGCATTGTATTTACCTACTTCACCCTCTGCCAACCCTTACCCATTGAATCTTGAATATCCCTGAAAGTATTAGGAGTAACAATCTGTAAGTCAGGACGCGCAGGATGAATCCATTGAATTAGTTTACCGCTAGCTAGTCCCTCAGCCTGTTGTCTGGCTTGTTCAGGTGTTAGTTGCTGCATACCCGGCCCACTAGCTGACTGCGCACCTTGAGGCACAGCAGGTGGCATATTAGGTACGCCAGGTTGTCCTGCTTGTGGCAGAGAGAAGTCCTGATTCATACCTCCACCACCTGTTGGACCCATCTGTGGCGGCCTAACCTGTGGATTCACACCACCAGGCCTATAGTTAGGAGGAAGTGGCGTCTGATTACCTGCTCCTGATACTGGCGGAGATTGTACACCCGAATTTGGTCGATTACCTCCCGGAGATACAATCCCGAATCTCTCTGGATAAGCTGCCTGAGCTACCTGATTCCATGCATCTAATTCAGATTGTTGCACTTCACCAAATCCAAGGAAATTAGCAGGTCGTGGTTCAGGTTTTGGCCCGAGAGCGAGGGAACCATCATCCATAGTAATGACGTGTTTACCTAATCCTTGAGGATCAGTCTGTTGAAATCCCCTAAGTGTATTCTGTTGAGCGAGTGATGTATCACGCGGACTAGGCGGACCCTGATTAGCAGCATTAACTGCAATCCTCGATTGAGTTTCCCAGAACATCTTCTCAGCAGTAGACATATCCTTAGTTGGAACGCCAGTATCTACCCACTTCTTAGCATCCATGTCCCACATCATCATAGTGGGAGTATTAGTAGTAAATTGAACCCGCCCAGTTAGCTTCTTCTGTTCAAGTATCTGCTTATCTCGTGCAATCTGATTCTTCGCTTCTGCAAGAACTCTATCCTGCTCTAGTTTTCGGTCCTTGAATTCTATATCAGCACGATTCTTCGCATCTGTTGACTGTTGTCTCGCAAATTGTGCAGCAGAAGTGGCTACACTACTTGCCAACTGACGTTCAACACTATTTGCCGTAGTTTCCTGTTGTGATGCCTGACTAAATGGTGTAGTCTTAGCAGTCCAATCAGCCATTTCACGATAGTATGGTGCATACATTGCTTTTTCCTGAGCTTCATATCCGCCCGGAATACCTCTTGATTTATTACCGAGGTACGCACCTGCACCCGCCAATCTACTCATGAAATTCGGTTCTTGACGTTGTGGCACATTGTCCAGCAGAGTGTTGAACCTATCACCCGCTCGTGTAGAGGGTGTGTAGGTCTTATTAATCATGTCCATTACTGCCTGAAAGTCCAATGTAGGATCACCTGGTGGTCTTACAGACATTGGCTGAACAGGTGCGGGAGGACCGAAATCCACCTTTGCGGGATTGAAGTCACCGAATGGATTACCTATCGGTTCCTGCGTTTGTCCGAAGAATGGTTTATTACTCACTGTTGGAGCAGGAGTATACGGATTACCAATGGGGAAATTCATTGGTTCCGTCATGTAGGAATCATCCATCTGACCCATCAAGTCACCCCGTGATGGTGACGTGGGCTGACCGAACATGTTGTTGAAGCGGAGGAGTTCAATTCCGTATGGCATTAGCTACCTCTCAATACTCTGGCCTGTTGCGCCGGAGTCATTGGAGTACCAGACTGAGTAGGCTGTCTACGATTATTCCACGCATTCATTACACCCGTACCAGTGTTAATCCAATCCATCACATCATTAGCCCTACCAGCAGTCTGTTCCCACTGGCCTGGCTGACGCTCAGCATTAATGGAATTAGACATTACACCCTGACCAAACTGTCCGCCTAATCCAACACCCTGCAATAGCTGATTACCAAACATTTGGGACATACCAGGTGTAGTTCCATACAGGTTAGTCATTCCACCTAATGCGCGGAATCTATCATCCATATCCGCACCACGCGCTTGTAGAGCACGATTCGCAGCAGATTCACCAGCCGACATATTCGCCGCAGCCGCACGCGCAGCTGAATCAGCATTGTAGACCTGACCCTGATAGTCCAATCCAGTGTTGAATTTGCTCACATCTACGTCAGCACTCAATCTCTGACCCTCGATGTTGCTCATTCCGCCCAAACCAGCCAAACGACCCTGTTGACGCTGTTGTGCAAGTCCAGCTTCCACACCTTGCATAGCATCTGCCATGCCTTGTCCCTGCTCACGCGCCATCTTGACTTGTGCCGCGATAGCATTAGGTGCGTATCCACCTTGTAGTGACCGTTGCCGACCTACTTCTCGCTCCGCGTTCGCATAAGCAGCGCGCACAGGACTAACTCCACGAGCACGCATATTAGCAATGTCATCGCCTGAGAATCCGCCAGTCCTAGAGAATTCTTCATATCCTCCATAAGACTTAAATGGGTCACTATATCCTGCACGACCGGGAGATACAGTGTAGGCAGACATACCACCACCACCTCCACCGCCACCACCTCCTGCAATATCACCATATGACCCTGCACCACCTGATGCAATGTCACGATAGTTATTCATGATGTCAGTGTAGTCGCCATAGTTAGCTTCATTTGCTCTACCCGTCTGGTAGGCAAAGTTGTTAACCATTGGTCCCTGCTGCTGATTGAACCGATTGGTCTGCTCTGTTATAGCAGTCCTACTTCTACCCTTCGGATCATCGCCCTGCTGTTTGTTGTTGTTAGATCCCATAACTCCTCTACAGGTCTAAAATGAGTGATTGTCCTTGGGGTAATCTAAACCCGTTCTTCATTAATCTCTTGGTATATTTGGGCTGTTGGCTCCAAACATACATCTGGTCGTACATCGATTTCCTACATACGAAGGAATTAGCATCCAGCATCTGGTACAACGCAGCACGCCGAATTCTGGGATCTCGTGACAGGTTAGTGACTAGTACGCACTCCGCTATATCACGAATTCCACCAGCTGTAATAATTCCCTTATCATCTTCCACGACGAATGCACACACGAATGACATGAATTCCGGTAGTGTGAACTCATGAGCGAAATGCTGAGAATGAATCCGCTCAATCTCGGCTAAATCGTCAGGAAGAAGTGCGCGAATAGTCATCAGTATGCACCAACGCCCCACAACTGACGCAGGAATACTGTGAAATCTTTCGATACTGCAAGAGGTTCCTGCCCATAACCGATTTTGACCAGTAATTGCTCTAAATCGGTGATGCTAGTTTTCAGCACAGCGACTTCATTTGTTGTGTATCCTAGCTCTACCAACACTTCCTCGGTAGTAGCGTCAAGATATCCCTTCAATGTAGTCGTATCGCCTGCTAATCTCTGGAATGCGCGAGCTATGTCACCTGAGCGCGCATCAATCTCATTCTTCGTGACTGCTAGACCTACACTCATGATGACTCCTTACGCTATCTCACAAATCAAATTGAGGAATACATAAAATGCACCATCAGGACAGGTATAATTTGCAGCATCCATTCTATAAATGGGTATTACCGTTCCCGAGCCTTCTACTTCACTTGCTATACTAACACCATTATTAAACAATCTTCCAACTGAATGTGCAAATGTAGGAATAGAAAGTCCAGCGGGTAAAGTAACCGAAATGGATATATTCGGTGATCCACTGAGCGTTGATCCAAATACTGCAAGTACCCAATGTAGAGTTTTTCCAATGAGAGTATAGCGATTACTCCTTATCTGTCCCGCAGTGACAGCCCAAGTCATTCCACCGCTACCCACGAAATTCGCAGCATTGAATGGAACATCTGTCCATTCTCCCATTGGTACAGTACGACGACGTTCAGAAATTGCACCAGTACTACGAAAACTTCCATCACGAGTTATACTACAATCACCACTAGCACCTGTGATTGCATCATTAGTTGCTTGGAAGATTAACTGATTTCCGGCTCCGAAATTAATGATACGAAATAGTCTCTGATCAGGAGGATTACTAGCAGCTTTAAGTGAAATAACAGGTCCAGGAGCAGTTTCAAGATACTGATCCTGTGTAAACGTATTCGACAGGTTAGTCCATGCAGCATTTACCAGAGCATCAGTACCACCCGGTTCATGCGTGACATGATGTGGTCCTACAGTACCTGCTGGTCCTGTATCACCTTTATCTCCTTTTGGTCCTTCTGGTCCTATCGGTCCTTGTATTCCTTGTATACCTTGTGGACCCTGAGCACCTGTAGCACCGGGATCACCCTCTGGACCCTCTGGACCTGTTGGTCCTGTAGGCCCAGTTGGACCCGGAGGACCATCATTACCTACTGGTCCTTGAGTAAGTGGATTCCAGATAGGAACCCAATACGTTGTAGCTGGATCAGGAATATCAACCATTGGTCTTACCTGATGCTTGGAGCCAATCCAACACTTCGACTGCATTACGAGATGGAGTACCAGTCTGCCACGGAACCTGAGCGATGTAATTGAATAGAAGGTCGAATTCCACCATGCTGACCTGCAACTGTCTACTCCCCTCTTTCTTCAACTGTCTATCAGGCTCTCCATTCACCATCTTCTTTCCACATGGCTTTAATTCACTTATACTCTCTAGTTTCTCAAATACTGCAACCTCAGTTCTCAGTACTTGCATTCCCTTCTTATCTTGCAAACTACCACCAAGTACGAAGCCAACGAAACAGAATGAAAATCGACGCTCACCTAGTTCATCCTCGAAATTTAGAATCATGGCTAATTCTTCTGACAGAAATACACGTCAATATAGGGTGGTAAACTAGATGCAGCAGCTGATGAACCTACGACTGGTGGTGCATCATTAGGTATTCCACCTGTACCACTGAATCCGTGTGCATGTGAGCCTCCACCACCTGTAGTTCCACTGAAATCGATGTTAACATTATGCCGGTGATTCGTAGCATTCACTGTAAAACTTCCACCGGCATCAGCCGTATTCCCTACGCCTACTTCATCTACCTGACCTGAAACACGACCACCGAATGAGTGATCATGATTTCCTACAGTATCAGTACTACCGCTTATGGATGTAACTCCACCGTGACTATGCGCGGCTACTGCTAGTCCGCCAGCAGCATGAGTATGTGATGATGCTCCACCTGTTCCACCTGGTGTTCCAGAGCGGACGAAAAGACCATCCCAGTTGACTCTAGTCCATCCAATAGGACACGGTGACATACTAATAACGATTAGACCAGATGGAAATGCATCAGTTGGTTGCCACGTATTGTCACCACGTAGGAATGTGGCTGCACTCGGTGCATTAGTTCCCAATCGTGGTAATGGAACTGTTCCAAATGCTAAGTTCGTAGCATTCAGAGGTGTGTTGCCTAATCCTCCATTTGCTTCCATGACACTACCACGATAGAATGCAATAGACCCCGGAATAGCACTCTCAGCATCATTCAGTGCCCAGAAATTGAGAGTTTCTCCTACAAGATTAATCTCCCATGTCTTTTTATCTACAGCATTAGCCAAATTACTCATTGTGATTCTGGGAAAATCACCTCCCGCATTATTGATTCTCTGTGGTAGAGTGAACTGATTGATTCGATTCAGTAGTGCTACATTAGAGGTCAATCGATTATCTGGTAGTATGCCCGTCGTATCAGTTAGTGGAATCGTGGCTACAACACTTGGTTCACCTGCTGTTGACCGAACATAGCCAGTTCCTAATCCGTTTAGTGGACGCGCATTCGCTAAACTCGAATGTGGTGATACGAGCCAGTATGTAGCATCAGCTACTGCACCACCTGCCGGACCCGGAACACCCTGTATACCTTGATCTCCCTTATCTCCTTTATCACCTTTTGGACCCTGTGGACCAGTAGGACCAGGAGGTCCGGGTGGACCTTCTACAGTAGCTATACCAACACCGGGCCACGTTACAGGAGGATCATTCGTCGGTTTAACACACAGATAAGCGATATTATCCGCGGCAACTACAACGTCTCCATCACTGTAGAGTGGACCAGCTACGAAATTCCCTAAATACTCTAAATCCAAGTCGATGATTCTTCTACCACCGACTGAATCGTCAGGTTTCAGTCCGTATCGGTGAACTAATTGAAGTGAGTTCGGTAATGTAGCAGTTTCAGCATCTTTCGTGAAATATGTAGCTATATCACTCGCTCCACCGCCACCTCCACCCGGTCCACCACCATCAATAATCGTCGTAGTAGATACAGCAGCCTGAGCAGCAGCTAACCGCTCGATAATCTCCTGTGTAACCTGATAGAGTGAATTATCTACGTCCCTAGACTGTGCTAGGACCGCTTTCAAATCCGCAAATTGCGGCGGTTTAGTTGAACGTCTGAACGCCATGTCTAGGAGCCAGGATACGAACGATACAGTTCCTTCGTAAAAATCACGATTCGATTAATTCTAAAGAATTCACCGTATGCTGTAGTTTTTAATTCAAATGCGGCTCTCTGCTCCACGAAATTGACCAGACGTGTAGGAGAGTATCGATTCCTCAGCTGCATATCAAGCGGAGTCAACACTTTAGAATTCAAGTCATCGAGCGAATACGCAGCTAGTCTCAATTGCCCATCTCCATCCACTCTGATGCGAATGGATGCGAAATGAGTAGTGGCTTCACCTGAACTTTGTTCGCTTACCGCAGCTCCAATCGGCATTTATTCACCTATTAATGCTGTCCGAATCGTAGGATCAGGTATCTTCAGACTCGTGCCATTATGATACGTGTCTGCGCGTGGTGGTTTCGTGCTCAGTATAAAGAGTCCACTCAAATCTACGTCGGATAATGTCAAAGTACCAGTAGGAAATCCGATGTACGTCACATAGAGGAATTGATGGATTAATGCTCCTGTTGCAGTAGCAACCTGAGGAGCCTGAGGTTGCCATCTAAACTGACCACCAAACTTCCATGAATACATGGTAGTCGCCTTGATACCACCCGGTATTGCGACTCCTGAATCCTGCTCAAACTTGTTCGCAGGATCACTGAAAACTGGTGAAATCTCTGTTCCTACTTCATTCTTGTACAGTCCAAAGCTACCATCAGGTATCGCACCATCAGCAGGACTGGTGTAAACAGTTGCATAATGCACAATACTCTGAATTGAACTGTCTACATTTGGAATTGAGCCTTTATCTGCGAATTGGAAGAATTGTGGTGCCTTATAGATAGTAGTAGTAACTGGAGTCATACCGGGATTGATATGAACATATCCAAGTTCAGTTGGGAAATTAACAGGATACACCCAAGTTGGACACGGCTGATTGAATGCGAGATACGCAGGATCATTCCATGCTCCCAACGATCCAGCGGTTATTATATTATTTATTGAATCTTGAATTGAAGTCCATCCATGTTCCGCAGTCCAGTTTACTGTAGAAGATGGATTAGCGACGTTATTTATATCTCCTGCGGTCCTTAGTGGAGAGGCCCATATTGGAGCCGGTGAACCTGCCGGCGACCATGTATGTGCTTGTGTCTGAAATTCTGCCATAGTTAGCGAAGCATTCCAGAACTTGAAGTTACATACATCGGCACCAGATGAAAGAATGACTGCAATATAGCCAAGTGGATCATCTATATCGTAGTCAATTTCCATTGCCAGCCTTAAATCTACCTGTTCTTCCCAAGGATTTGACAATTCAAAAGAATCCTCTTCTCCAATATATATCGTACTCTTAGGTCCACTTTTCGACACGCAGATGAGAGTCCAGCGACCATACAACACGCCACCGAATGCTTGAGTAGGAAGTCCTACAGTTTCCTTACGCCCTCTTATCTGCCATTGGTACCCGTCAGTATCAACTGCTATGAATGAACCATTTGCACCATGATGCATGATCAGTGGTGTCGGAATTCTCGGAGCCATTATCCTGACCCACACGCAGTAACTGTAATGCTGACTCACATCCGTGCTAATACCAGGAAATACTAGCGGAGGAACAGCTAGCTCTCTACCAGTATTAGCAAGGAATAGATATGTCCAGTTGGCAGTGGATTTAACTGACATCTAAGACCTCCGATGGTGTTCCTAAAGGAGATTTAGCACCAGAAGATCCAATAACCAGCTTATCAGTATTGATTAGTGAGATAGTGTTTATCTGACAATCATATATCCATCTAGCCCACTTAATATCCTTCGCATTCATTCCATCCGAATAGTCAGCATAGAGCAACTTATTCACATGTGGTGGAGGTAGTGTAATCCAAACTCTCTTATTGATTGAATCATTGACTATCTGCATCAGATGGAACTCATTTCGGTTCAATCCTCTCCAGAAATCCTCGATTTTCCATGACATTTCAGGCTGAGCATACACACCATTGAACAGCATCAGACCTGACCAATCTACAATCAGTAGGAAATCGATATTCACGCCACCCGTATCGAGAACCGTCGCAATACCATGTACAGGTGAGCCGATACCTTGGTCTAATATTTCTTCCTGCCATGTCACTGGTTCATCATAGTTATCCGAGTAGCCGTATGTCCTAGTTTTCTTGAAGATGTACATGATGTCCCGAAATTCTTGGACAGCAGTAAGGGGATGACCATCTAGTGGAACCACGATGATTCCGTCTACCTTATTGATTGCTTCAGGTTCACCTGCTACTGACAATCTAGCGATGGAACGATTATCAGTGACTCCGGCTGGTAATCCTGTCAGAGTCTCAGTTGTACCATATTCACCCACAATGACTAATCTGCTGTGATAGGTGTTTAGATACACCCCCGCAGGAATTTGCGAGAAGTTATCAGCCAAATGCGATGCATCCGATAACAAATCTGCATCAAAATAGGTGACAGTTTTCGTCGTAGTCGTATTATCATCAATGTTACCACCTGGAATGAACCAATATTGATAACCATTCTGGTCGCCATTGTACTCTGGAATCCACTTAGTAGACACCAGATGACGCTTCTTAACCCATGCATCAGGTGAGACAGGGATATTCGACACAACTATCTCATGCGCGCCACTGAACACTAATTCAGCCTTTATTTGTGGTCCAAGTGCCGTGAAATAGCCTGTATCCGTTTCATACACCACACCTATGATGTGTAGTCCTGAATCCGTCTTTTGCCCCACTGTAGCTGCGCCCAATGCAGCAGTTAAAGCTGAACCAGTAGGAGGAACACCAGCAGCCTTCCTAGCAGGAGTTCCATCACCTTTGTAGACGTAGAGGAATTCGTTCTGAATCCCTAATTGATATTTATCTCCATTTACGTCTACATAGGTCTTGAATGGAGTGATATACGCCCTTCCGTTAATCGCCACGAATCCAAAATCCTCCATCGCGGTGATAGTCAAGATAGGACCGAGTATTACACCAGCTTTAATGTGATAGATTTTACCACCTTCACTAAGTAGAAGGAGAGTATCACCCTGTTGTGTGGTGTAGTTGTATTGTCTTTTAGGCTTCAATACAACAGTTGGAGAAGCAACGTATGGAACTATTCCATACCGAGTTTCAAATCCAGACTGAAAATACTGAATGTTATCAGCCTGAGTGAAATGATTACTCGGTGCAGACTCAGGATCACCCTTTGCCCACCACCCGTCAAAATCTTCAATTACAAGTGGTTCGTGGTCCCTAGTTCCCGGCATCAGAATCCTCCCCTAGCTTTCCACGCAGCGCGGAATGGACGATGCCGAGTCATAATCTGCTGTCTACCTTTGTTGTTGATTCCGATAGACCTATCTATTGCCTTCTCTGCCTGATCTTCTAGTACAGCAGCTCTAGTCTCATTCTCCCCAATAAACATCGCGCACAGTGCTGCCGTCTTGTAGGAGAGATAAGTGCGCGCACCTATCATATTGATGGGAGAGTTTGGACCTGTAGCGTATGGAATTCCCTGATAGATATACTTGATTACGACTTCCATATCAACATTAGGTGGATTGAATCTAATGATATTCTGCTCCCACACCCAATATTGAAGTGAATTGGTGCGTGGAAGAACTTCAGTAAATTCTTTCCGTGGTAGTTTCCTGTATGACCCGTATCTAGCATCTTCAGACTGTAAGACTTCAGGTGGTATTGGTGCAGGTCTTGGAGTATAGATTCTTTCCTCTACTTCCTGAACCTCAGTCAGATTATCTGGATAACGTGCCCAGAAGTCATGCGGATACCCCGGTTGCTCATATTCAGGATACACAATGAAATTGTGTCCCGCCTTTACAATGATGGGAGTCAGTGTCCAATGATATGAACTTAGATTAGTGAAGGAACTATTAGCCTCTGCCATTAAGTCAGAGTACTCCTCAATAGCGATATTGAGGTATGGCAGTTGCACATTATAGGTATAGTCAGTCTTATTAGGATCGTTTAGTAGATTCGCTACACGATCCATTATCTGGCCGGCTAATACCTCTGAAGTACTCATGACTTACTCCTACGAAACTACGAATGCCCAATTTCCCGCTGTAATCGTGCAAGTCACGGTAGTGACACCATTCAGATCGTATTCCTTGATGTTGTCACCTGACGCTGTTTCAGTTGCGACGAATAGTCTCTTACTATCAAGCTGAAAATCTACTCCCAACACGTTCGGCAAAACTAGAGCCGTGTTCTGTCTATCTGGTCCCGTCTTGGCTGTAACCGTTAGCTGATTTGGCATAATCCCTCCTACGTAGCGAATGTCAATCCGAGTTTCTTAGCTAGTTCAGGGTCTGCGATTGCTTTACATGTCTGACAGATGGGGAAGTTCGCATTCCGCAAGCTGCCACACGCCACGCACCTGACTAGTTCCGCCTGCTGAATATCACCTAACCACGGTTTGTTGGAGATGTTCAATTCCTTACATGCCAATCGTGCATCTTCACTGATTGACAAGGGATTACCATTAGAACGCGACCAGAGGATGTCGGCAATGCGCACTAACTCAAGAAACCACTTCTTTTGCTGAGCCTGCGCCTTCAAGAGTAGTGGGGTGTGCTCTTTCTTAAGTTTTTCCACCGTGAATTCACCAGGAACGTAAAAAAGTCCTGGCATTTGGTCCGCCATGTTACATGCCAACAACCCGTTAGCATAGTCACGAACAATTGAATCAGCAATCTGTATCGAAGAAACTGGAATCTCAAGTAGCGGCTGGTTTTCATCTACTTCTCTCCACCAACTTGATGGTCCAATGACCAACACACTGGGATTCTCGAATGTCCCAGGATTCAATTCAAATGTTCCAGGCTGAATTGTAGCCTTCCGCTCTACAATCCGCTTCGGTAGTATACTAGCTACCGTGGACTTATCCATTGGATTGATGGGCGCGCGTATAGTACGTCTATTTGATTGTGCAAGTCCAGGAAATTCGCCTACTTGTACCATTACTCCACCTCTACGTATGTAGTTTCAAATTCATCTTTTCCCATCACGTCAGGATCACCCTCATCATTGATGAACAGGTAATCACCAGCTTCTCCCACTACGGTTTTCTTCGGAGCTACATTCTTTACGATGAATTTCTCCTCAATTTGCCGCGCCAGAAGATTATTCTTCTTCCGATACGATTTGAAGGTAGTCAAATCTCCTACAAGCATGTTAATTTTCCTTTTTGTAGTTGTTCGGGACGACAATTGCTTCACCATATCTCATCGCATCCCCTGTTTCCGTTTCATCACCGAATAATTCTTCCTGTAATTCACTAATCCGAGCCTCACGACCCTCAGGAGTAGTGTTTTTCTCAGAATCTACATATTTCCGTAGACTATGTTTACCTAATGCTGCCAAAAGACAGTCAATGATGAACTTCGTCGCCGGCCAAATTGGAGGTAGTGGATTATTTTCACCATCTCGATACGCCCAAATTGGCTCATAACTGATTTTCACGTCAGCTAATTCCTTCAAATTCTCAAAAGGAACCGCTACTAGTCTCTCTAGCACGTATGTATCCCACAGATACGAGTATTTCTTAACTTCACGAACGACCGGATGAAGATATTGAATACCCTCATCCGATCGATCCATCAATCTCATCTCTGTCTCATCATTAGCCCACACTATTCTAAACATGGGATGACCTGTATCCGAGTCCTTACCGAATTCGTCTACAAGCCGCTGATTCAGAGTTTCGATTGATTCCATTTAATTTCCTAATGCTCGTCTCTCCGAGCTGTCACGCCATAGTCTGTGCTGCTCTTGACTCCCGGCGTCCTCATGCCGCAATTACCGCGGTCAGCACTTCCGCCAGCATACTCCAGGTGACTCTTGTGCTGGATTCGTCCTCTTACATGTCACCACCGAATAATTAGTTATACACCAGACTCAATTACCCACTTCTGAAGTGAGCGCACAAACACCAGCATCAAGGCTCTATTCTGCACCGCCGCTAGTCCCACGAGTATGTTTCCACTCGTCCCTAGTGTAACACCAGCAGCATTGGTAGGAATCAGAATTACAAACCCACCAAATCCGCCACCGAATGATGGAACGATTGTATTGATTGCAGTTGTGCCTGTAATCAACACAACATCAGTCTTAGGACTGATTGTGCCTGCGCTTGCTAGTGTACTCTCACTCAACTTACTCGTTGTTCCTG